GACGCAGATCCAACTGGCCAAGTCGCTCGAGGCGAACCAGACCAGCGTCTCCCTTTGGAAAGCCCAGGGGATGCCGACCGAGTCGGTGGACGCGGCCCGGGCGTGGCTGGCAGCCAACATTCGCCGCCGGAAATCGGGCAAGGTGACGGCGCCGACGACCAGCAGCAACCCGGCGCTGGGGCCGAGGGCGCGGCTGGACCGGGCCGCGGAGGGGGAGATTCGCCATTACGAATTGTGGAAGGCGGCAGCGAACTCGGAGGAGGCCAACAGCCGCACCGTGGCCGAGCTGGCCGGCGCGTGGCGCGACAGCCGAAAGGCCGTGGCGCAGGCCGAGCAGGAGCTGGGGCAATTTCTGTCGATGACCAAAGCCACGCTGAACAAACAAGAGACGGTGACGGCGATCCGTGGGCTGATCTCAGCCTTGGTGCAGGATTTCTCGACCTTCCCGTGGGGCGAGCAGGCGACCTCGATGCTGCGGAAGCACTTGGCGACCCTGCCGCCGTCCTTGTCGGAGGCGACCGCGAAGGGTTAGCCGAAGCCTGGGCCGCCGGGCATGAGGTGACGCTGACGCCGCCCAAGCCCGGGGTGGTGGCGTGGGCTGAGTCCAATCTCAAGCTCTCCGAGCGCATTACCAACAAGCCGGGCAGCTACCTTACTCAGCGCACGCCGTATGTGCGGGAAGTCTTGGAATGCTTCGCGGACGAGCGCGTGCGTCGGTTGACCTTGGTGTGGGGCGCGCAAACCAGCAAAACTACGGCCATCATTGTGGGCATGGCCTACAAATTGGACGTGGCTCCGGCGCCGTGCCTCTGGGTTATGCCCTCAACGCATCTGGCCCGGTCCTTCTCCGAAACGCGGTGGATGCCGCTCATCGACCAGAACCCGACGCTCGCCAGACACAAGCAAGCCGACCCGGACAAGTATCGTCTGCTGGAACAGCATTTCGACCGCATGAGCGTGTGGTTCACTGGCAGCAACTCGCCGGCTTCGCTTTCCTCCCGCTCGATTGCCGCCCTGTGCATGGACGAATTGGACAAGTTCCCGGCCAAAGGCGGCAAAGAGTCCGCGCCCTTGCAACTGGCCGAGGCCCGGGTGGCAACCTATCCGCAGCACATCATCGTCACCACATCGACGCCGACTTACGAGGACGCGGCGATCTGGACCGAATGGCTAAAGGGCGACCAGCGCAAATACTTCGTGCCGTGCCTTGCCTGCGGCGAAGCCTGGGCGCTGGAATGGGAGCACATCCGCTGGGACGAGACGGCCAAGCAGGACGAGGGCTGGGACATGACCAAGGTGGCCGAGACGGCGCGGTGTGTTTGCCCGGCCTGCGGACACGCGCACGCCGAGGCCGACAAGCCCGTCATGCTGGAGCGCGGCGAGTGGCGAGCCACTGAGCTTGCCGCTGAGCCGGGGCGGCGCAGCTATCACCTTTCCTCGCTCTACGCACCGTGGCGCAAGTGGGCAGATCTGGCGGTCAAGTTTTTGCAGGACCGCGACGCACCGGGCGGATTGCAGGACTTCCACAACCGCGAGCTGGCCCTGCCTTGGAAGCCTGACGGCGCGCTAATCACCACGCAAATGATCCGCGACCGCGTGGACGCCTCGCCCCGCTACACAATAGGCGCCGCGCCTGAGGGGAAGATAATCGGCCGCCTCATGTCCATCGACGTGGGCCAGACCGAGATGTGGTGGATCGTCCGCGAGCTCCACGAGGACGGCTCAAGCTACCTCCTCGACTACGGCGCAATGATTGGCTGGGACGGCATCACGGACAAATTCAAGCACTACAAGTGCTATCGCGGCATCGTGGACGCCGGCTACGCGGCCAAGACCCCGGCGGGGGTGTATGATTTCGTGGCCAAATCGGGCGGGTTGTTTGTCGCCGCCAAGGGCCGCACGGTAAGCCAGGGGCTACGCGAACCCTACAAGTTCCAGCAAATTGTGTCGGGCGGCGCGGTGTTGTGGGCCGTGCAATTCGACGCCCATTTTTGGCAGGCTCGGCTTTACCACGACATTCTGAGGGATGGGCGCGGCCGGTGGCATTTGCCGCGGGACATCGCGAAAGACTACGTTTCACAGCTACAGGGCGAGGCACTGATTGAAAAAGACGGCGAGGCCAAGTGGCAACGCCTTGGGCCCAACCACCTTGCGGACACTGAAAAGATGTGTCTTGTTCTTATCGACTCAATCATGGCCCAATACCGAGCGACCAATGAAACTACTTAGCCTTATTTTCGGCTTAGTCCTAGCCCTTGCAGCCGCCAGCAAGGCACAAGATTATTCCGGCGTCTACGTCGCTGCAGACAATATGATTTCGCAGACACTGGATCTGTCGAGCGGCGGAAGGGCTTTGCATACCATTGACGTTAAAGGAACGGAAAACTTGGAGGCCATTGCAATCATCAAGGCTTTTGAAATCAAGCGAGCGACATGGGCTCCCGAGAATGGCAAAATTCACATTCGCGGCTTTTACAAAAAAGAATCTGGAGAAGAGCAGGAGGCGATTGTGGTCCTCGATATTGAGCCCAACGGCGATTTGATCCGCAACGACCCTGACGGGAAATTCGTCCGATTCCAGAAAAGGTAGACTCTTGACACAGCCCGCGAGGGCATGACCGATGCGTCAATGCTTGCCCGTGTCTTTTCGGCCGGCGAACTCTCCCAACTTAAAGCCTCCTGCAAAGCGCAGATCCTTGCGGGCGGCGCCTCTCAAGCGTTTGTCCTGTCAAGCAGCGTGGGTGGTCGGTCGGTGACGCTTCAGAAAAGCTACGACGCCTGGGAAATGCTGGGCCTCATCGAGACGGCCCTCGCCATCAATGCCGGCGAGATCGGCAACGACCGCGCCAGCCGAGCGCAATACGGAGTTTACTGATATGGCCAACCTGATCGACAAAATGGCCAAGGCGCTAGGCTTTTCCCGCATGGTCGAGGCCGCCAACTGGCGTCCCGAAGAGCGCGCCTGGGTGCAATCGCAGGCCCAAGACAGCAAGGTGGACATCAGCAATGGCGACCGGGTGCGCCTACTCGGCCTGTCGCGCAAACTTTTCTACAACAACGCGATCGTTAGAAGCGCCATCCGCGACAAGGCAACCTACTCGGTCGGCTCGGCCATCGCCCCGCAGGCCAACAGTGGCGACCCCGCCTGGGACGATGCCGCCGAAGCTTGGTGGGATAACTGGAGCAAGTCGCCCGAAATCAGCGAGCGGCACGATATGCGCCGGCTGCAAATGCTGGTCTCCGAGGCCATCGACCGCGACGGCGAGATTTTTTGCATTCTGACCAACAAGCGCGACGGGATGCCGGCCGTGCAAGTGGTCGAGTCGCACCGTGTGGCCAACCCTCCCGACAGGACGGATCAAATTATTGACGGCGTCAGCCTCGACCGCTTCGCCCGTCCGCTCGCTTACCATGTGGTCGAGGGCGACACCTTCAGCCAGCGCACCAGCCGCCGCATCCAGGCGGATCTGATGCTTCACGTTTACGAGCCCGAGCGTCCCGACCAGGTGCGCGGCTATCCGGCCGTGGCTGTGGCGCTTAACAACCTCCTCGACCGCGACGAACTCCTCCGCTTTGAGATGCAGGCCGCGAAGATCGGCAGCAGCATCGGCCTTGTCGTTCAGAACGCGCAGGGCGGAGTCGGCGCCGAGGGATTCTTTGGCGACTTGTCCAAGACCGCCGGCGAAAGCCTGACCCGCGAAACCGTTTTCGGCGGGGGAATGATCCCGCGACTGAAGGCCACCGAGCGCATCGAGTCGTTTATGATGAACCGCCCCAACGAGAAGTTGGACGCGCACCTTGAGCAATATATCCGCGCCGCCGCCCTCGGCCTCGGCCTGCCTTACGAATTTATCTGGGACACTTCCGCGGTCGGCGGCGTGGCCCAGCGTTTCATCATGCAGAAAGCCGCCCGGACTTTTGCCTCCCGGCAGGACGTTCTGATTTCTACCTTCCTTGGCAAGCTCTGGAACTACGCGATTGCAAACGCCATGCGCCGCGGCGAACTCACGCAGAACCCCAATTGGCGCAGCGTTCACTGGCAGACCCCGCGCTCCATCACGGTGGACGTGGGCCGCGAGGCCACCGCCCGGCGGGACGATGTGAAAGCCGGGCTAATGACCTTGGCTGACTTTTTTGGCGAGCAAGGGCTGGATTGGAAAACGGCCATGCAGGAGATCGCCGCCGAGCGTCAGTTTGCCGCCGATTTAGGCATTATTGTCGGCGTCGAGCGCAACGAGGGGGCGACGGTTATCGACCCTGTGCTTACGGGGGACGGCGGTTCAACTCCGCCCGCCTCCACACCGGAGCCGCAAGCCGCAGAGTTTTCGGAACGCGCCCGCAAAAAGAAACGGATCTACAAGCGCAAGAAGTCCGAAACCAAGCCGGTTGCTTGACATGAGCGCCCGCCTATATGGCGGATCTCAAATTTGACGGCATCAGCGTAGCCACCGTTGGCCCCGCGCTCGGCCACGAGATGTTCGTGGACGATGTCACCCTGCTTCAGGCTGAACAGGCGGGGCAGGCCGGCAGCCCGGTCAAAGTGTTTGTCGATCACGACGAGTCCATCGACTCGCTCATCGGCCTTCTCAACAACTTCCGCATTGAGGAAGACCAGCTCCGCGCGGACCTCGAGCTGCTTTCGGCTCATCCGCAGGCGGAGTTTTACGCCGAGATTCTTTCTAAAGCGCCTGGCCGCGTCGGATTCAGCATGGCCTTCAGTGGCAAGCCCGAAGAAGTGGGCGACCGCCGGTTCGCCCGGGTGGAAAATCTGGTCAGCGTTGACCTTGTCAGTCGCCCCGCCGCAAACCGCGAAGGCGTCTTCCGCGCCGGCAGTGAGCCCGTCCAAGTTGACACCCCGGCGGAGGGCATGACCGAATCTTCTGTCACCGAACAAGTCGAGTTTGACGCGAAAGCCGCCATCGAGGCGCTGACCGCTGTTGTCTCCAAGCTCGAAGAATCCGT